TAAAAATGATTTAATAGATCACGTTTGGCTAACTCTACATCTTTAAGTGTAAAGTTACCAAATCTTCTATCAACTGTACTATAACCAATAAATGTTGCCATACAACTATTTATTAGTTTAATAAACTGGCGTTTTAATATCCAGTAAATCTTCCGGCCAATCTAAGAATTCCTGCCATGCTGGGTCAGGAATCGTTATTCTGTAACACTTACTCTGGTTATAAATCTCTCTCCAAGTAGGTGTATAGGGCTTTCTGATTGGAAAAACGTCTCGTCTATTGCTTTTTTTCCAGTTGCAGTGTTTGCATGCGGCAACCATATTATTCCAGGTGCTTTTTCCGCCGTAACTACGTGGCACAACATGATCAAATGTTAATTCATGATGATAAAATTTAACATTGCAATACTGACAATGATAACCATCTCTAATGAATAAATTTTTACGGCTGAGTTTTGCTTTGTCTTTACGTTTATGATATTGTTTTGCAACAATAATACTTGGGACTTCTAGTTGTAGGTTGGGACTTCTTATCATCCAATTGTTGTGTGTTTTATAGATATACACAGTATCTTTAAAGTATGCGCTGATACTATCCCGCCAACTTAGTACACTTAGTGGACTTAACTCCATTGGCTGGAAGTCAGCGTTCAAATATAAAGTTGACATACGCTGGTGTTCCCTTTGTAGCTACACAAATATTTATAGTTACAGTTGACCAACCTTAAGTAAAAGCTCTCTTTTTCTCAATTCAGTCATGCGTGGTAGGAATGCTGTTGTCTGACGATAGTAACCAAATTCAATCTGTCTGACAATTGCCTGGTCACTGATATCACCGGCCTTGTATACACGCCTTGCTAACTGAATACCTTTGTTTCTTTGAAACGCTCTGGTACGTTCTGTGCTATAATCTGCTAATTGTAACACACGAGCTTCCTTACGTCGAGTGTCTGGTTCAATAATTCCAGCATTTATCATGTCACTTACCAACAACCAATTTTCACTAGTAACTGCATATTCTAAATCATATAAACCTTCTATACCTTGAACAGTTCTCCAGGTTCCAGTATGATAGTATAGACTAAAAAGAGCATCATATTGTGATTGACTCATACTAATAAGCGGTATAGTATCTCTAAAAACACGCTCTTTCTTTTTTGCTTGTTTAATCCATTCACTAAATGCTTCTTGTTCAGTGTATCCAAATTCTTTTTTAAGATCACCAACACCATAACCGATATGACCATTATTGTTAAACATACTATAATATGTTTCACCAAGCATAAGAGTTAGCATATTTTCACTAACAATACTCTGATAAACATCAATACGAAACTTGGCCGCAAAATCGTCTTTTATAACAAAATCGCTCCAGTTAATTCTTAGCTTGGGATCAGATACATATTTAAGCATAGCCACCTGCCAAATGTCTGTCTAATGTGCCTTTTGCATATGATGGAATACCAGCGTATGTAAATCCACTGCCCCAAGCAGCTCTGGATGATCGAACATCAAAGTGTAAACTCTTGTCATTATAAACGCCAATACCGGTGATACCTTCAGCACTGGCAAGAGCAACTAGTTCTAAACGCTGTTCATTACTAAAATTTCTTCCACTAATGTCTACAGCATTTGCTTGCAGGTGTTGACTAGCCTTTGCTCCTCTAACTCTTGCGTTGTGAGCAGGACTACGATATCCACTGGTAATAGTAAGTGTCTGACCAAATTTACGAGCAACGTTGCGTACTTTTTCTATTAATACTGGATTAACTCGACGGTCAACACCGCTTCTCCATTCAATAAGGCCAGTGGGGTCAGTTTCTGATTGTTCTTCATAATCACCTAAGTCATATGCTCCGACATTTTCACCAGCTGTTGGGTTCTGTGGAGCACCTTCATAATAACTCTGACTGCCGCCTGGGTCAGTAACACCAGCAACACTACTTTGGTTAACTACCTGTACATCTCGATGTCCGTTCCAGGGTTCATGTTCAGGAACACGCTTGCTAATACTTTCAGTAACTTCCTCATTACCAGTATGCTGTACGGTTTGTGGAGTGCTCGCAGCCAATGCAGGTGGACCATTCATGTCAATGCGCCCAGCAGTTTCTCTCCAATTACCTGCAATACGTAAGTTACCGTTGCTTTCACTTTCAATTTGTAGGTTACTGTGTGATTTGATATCTATGCTACCTGTACTGGCATGCATTTTAATGCCGGCGGCACCCAGACTTTTCATATTAAATCCCAATTTGGATTCCATATTAATTTCACCCTGTGCTTGTACATTAAAGTTGCCTTCAGTAGCAAAGTTGATACTTTTTTCACTATAGACATCCAAATCACCGTCGCGGTTCATTTCTATCCAAGTTTTACCACTCTGGCTAATAATATAAATTAGTCCATTGGTGTCATCCATCAATATTTGCCCAGCGGCAGCTGTTCTTATTCTAACTAAATCAAATGCACCATCTTCCACAGCACCGTCATCCATAACAATTGCATGGCCGCCTGGTGTACTCATTCCAAATACACGGCTTTGATTTTCTCTGCGTGGATTGCTAAAGTTTAAACCACGTATACGGTCTCTTCCTAAACCTTGATTATTGAGAAATGTTGCTTGTGGATGTGGCGGAGGTCTTTGATTTTGATCCTCTCTGGTTCGATCTATTTCTTCTACTATAGTAAAAGTATCCTCATTACTAAATCCTGCTTGTGGACCTGCCATACTAGCATTACGACTTTCATCAGGCAATATACCCAATACAATACCCTTGTCACTGTCACCACTAAATGCCACTAAAACTTCAGTATCTCTATCAGGAGGCTGGCCCCACATTCCATATGTACGTTGACCACCACGACCGCCATCCTGTACTGACCCTGTACTTCTAGTTGTGCCGCCAAAGGGTGTCATAAATCTACACCATACTGCACCTAAAAAGTCATCTGGATCAACTTCCGGACTATCTTTTGCTACACCACCGTAAAATTTACCAACGTTTACTTTTACACGGCCCATACCTCTAGGGTCAGCAGTGTCAACAACGATACCGCGATATACACCAGCAGGGATCTTGAGTCCTTTGTTCATAACATTTTGGTTATACTGGTCTCTTACTTTTCTACTAAAATTATTTGTACTACCTATAGGCATTATGAACCATTCTCCTGCACTTGTGCTACATCGTTACCTCTACTATTACTACTGGCAATTGATGTATTGCCGCCGCTAGTTGTAGCATTTAACAATCTATTTAATACTGTCGGTGTGTTTGTTAATGGATCTCTTCGTGCTTTCAAATACATAGTAAATTTACCACCTTCAAAACTACTGATAACATTTAGAACTCTATAAAGTCCACTAATACGATAATCATTTCTAGGAACTCTACGTCCTGCTTCGTTCTCGTCAATTGGCAAATGCATATTTAAGAAAAACATTGGGCCGCCCAATTCATAATCAGCAAGTTCTTCATTTGCTTCGCTGTTTGTTTTTCTTTCAAAACTATTTGGCATACCCAACCAATAAGGGTCGCCTTTGATGTTTATTTCTATTGTCATTAAATCACTTGTATTTTCTAAGTTTGCTTTAATAGTACCAAATTGTATAGTACCACCTTCTAGATCACTTTCTGGTCCATATACATCACTATCATCTACAACATCGCCAGCAAATCTCAAACTTTGCACAATCTCATTTTGTGCTAATTCAGTATCAATAAAATCTCCACCTAAACTGTCAAAACTTCTGGGATTTTCCAATCTTGAACCACGTCTTTGATTAAATGCTATTAAATTTTCGTCCTGTTGTTGTCTAAGGTCTGATAATTCTTGATCAATCTGCTCAAGTCTTTCAGCGGCATCACCACTGGTTGGTTCAATATTATTATTATCTCTAACTATTCGCGATCTTTCTTCACTTAAAGCAAAAAGTCTGTTTGCTATTTCAGTAATTGCCGCGAGCGAGCCTTCACTAGTTTGTTTGTTTTGTCCTGCAGTGGACGCAACAGTATTAGGATCTCCAGTGGCACCTTTGTTAATAACACTCATTACATAATAAGCACGGTTAAATTTAATATCAAAATTTAAAACTTCTGTGTTTAAACCAGTAAAAATATAATCATATTTTTTCCTCAACAACCCTTCATCAAATATCGCACTAACACGACGATCCTGTATATTATTGTCAGTTATACCCCTGTCATACTGAGCAGCATCCATTACAACATCTGCTACAATATGTTTCTTAACTTTAAACCTAATAATTTTACTCCAATCCTTTCTTAAAGGATCGAATCTAATATATTCTATATTTGTGATTACTTTATGAAATACTGGTAATTCATTTAAATCAGCTTGAGCAGATTCTCCAGGGCGTTGTTTCATGGTACCATTGGTGTGTGTCTGAATATTTTTGTATTCAGCGGTTGATTGTAATACAATACCTAAAATCTCAGTAATTGTACTACCATTGGGGATGTTAAAATGAATTTTATCACCAATTGCACTAGGACCCAGTCTTCTCAATCCTTCATCAGCTTGTTGTATAGGCCAATTTAACCATTGATTTGTACCAGTTTCTTCATCAAAAGTTAATTCGTAAATATCTGGTTCTGCTTGATTGGGATTTAAATTACTTTCTCTCAGCATCATAATATTAAATTTGCGTAAAAATTCTGATACAAATTCTCCCACTGTACGTGCTTCTACTGTAATAGAACCTTTAACTGTATGTTCCAAATAGTTATATGCTGCAGTTCCCTCGCTGACAGCAGTAATAGTATATCTACTACCATCGCCAGTTACTTGCATTTCTATATTTTTAATAAAGATAGGATATAAAAATTTGGTTGGATATCTAACACTTGCACCATTGGGCGCACGTCCGATAAATTCAATAACTAAAAAATAACGAGCCGTATTTGCATTAAAACAATTTAAATTTGTTAGAGCACTGGCAACTAGATTGTTTAAAAAAGTAGCACCATTTGGTTCTATAATTTCAATAGTAAAATTATGTGCAAATGTGCTTCGAACTAAACTTTGACCTAATGCAAAAACTTGTTCCATATTAGAGATATTATATCTACTTTCCTGACTGTTATCTGCAATTAATACTGTTCTTCCATCAGTAATGGCAGTTTCTAATAACTTAACATCAACGGGATTAACCTGGTGCAATTGTATATTATAGGTATAGATATCAAAATTATTTAAATTGTTAGGCAAATATAAACTGTCTGTAGATGCAGGTGTTATTGGACTAAAGTCACGAATGATTTCCATACCACCATTAAACTGACTTATTAATTCTGGAGAAGCATTTGCCGTGACGTCTCCACTGTTACCACTGGCAACTTGTTCAGCTACGATATCTCTGATAATTTGTTCGTTTGTTCTTGTTTCAGCCATTTAAACTCCTATAGAAGCAGTATTATTAGGTACACGGATAGTTAATCCAGGAACAAAATCGTAGATGGGATCTAATATTTTATTTCGATTGTATAATGTGAATACCCACCACAACTTACTGTCTTTATATAAATCTTGTGCTAATAAATCTGGTCTATGTTCATATTTGCTTGTTAATGTAAACTCATATGTGTTTTCATAGCTGACAGTTATTGCAGGTCTATATAAGTCTAAATATTTGTTGCCTACTGGAGTATTTCTATAATTACTACTAGAATCATATGATACTTTTGCCATTAGATAAATCCTCTACTGTAAAGGTCACCATTAGCAAACCCATTTAAACTAAATTGAGTACGTGTTCGTCCTGGACTATAATGTACTGCCAAATCCATGGCAATAGTCATCATTGCTGGTACACGGTTCTCACCACTGACATCCATCACATAATCAATATCATCTGGATATGTTGTGCTAAAACCTTGTACTAATACTGGAACACGACTAAAGTTTTCTGGTCCATATGCACTAAATTCAAGTACTGGCGGAGGTGTGCCACGCTCGGGATCTTCTTGTCCAAAGTTCATTTTTGTAACAACACGTAAAAAGTGCAAAGCACCCAGTAGATAGTCTACATCTTCTGTTGATTGCTGTACAAAGTTTGCAGTTACTTGTAGCATAGGTGCGCTACTGTGTGCAAAAGCATAAGGTTGATAATTTGTATGAGTTAAATCATATTTGTTATACGCAACCTGTGTTTGTGTTGTAATAACTGGAGTATATGGAAATAATATACCACCTTTGGTTCCAAGAACACTTCCTGGTCCTTGTAACGCCTGGTTGTAGCCTGATTTACATACTAGTCTGGCTCTGGTATCTGCCATTTTATGTTCTTCCTAATTTTTTATCCATGATTGTCATCACGTCTTTGTCAAAACTTCCAAATAGATCAACAATAAATGCCTGTGCTTGTTCATCATTTAATGTTGCATATTGTTTGCGTAATTCAGTAGCACTGGTTGCTGGCTCGCCCAACACTTTAAATTTTTGTGTGGGGACAACTTCCAAGTAACCATGCTTGTCGAATGTTTCTTTGTCATTTGTATTGTGCTGATAATACGTTGGTTCCCCGTTTTTCTTTAATCCCACTTTAAAGCGTGGATTGCCTTCTTCCATGTCTTTTTTACCAACACCGAATACTGCGGCAGTATTACTGGGATCTAAACGGTCTAAAATTTCATTTGGTACATATGGCTGTTTAGTTAGTACAATGCTACTTGCTGGAACACCAGTAAGCATCATCATACGCTTCTTATCATCAAATGAGAAGGGTGATCCTTCTTCTTGTTTGTCGCTAGTAGCGATGAAAACCGCATCATATTTGCTCGCTAAATAGTCGTATACAAACTTGTGACCCTTGTGAAAGGGGTGAAAACGACCAGGGTAGATAGCAACAGTGCGATTAGCAACAGCTTCATTAAAAATTTCACATATCAGCATAATATTATCTCCACAACTATTTATACACTGAAAAAACTGGTTTTTTCTGATTGACTTGTTGTAATATTATTGCTATAATTATGATACATAAGGAATAATCTATGCCAAAAAGACAAAACTATTTAAATAATAAAGAATTATTAAAAGAAATTCACAAAAGCAAAATGAGTTTTTGCTACTTGGAAGATAAAAAATATTTTCTAATTGACGCAATTATCCACGACATGAGTGATTTGACTGACACAGTTATTGCAGAAGCAAAACAAGTACGTGCAGATCGCCTGGCAAATGAACGTCATGCTGCAGACTTGGCAGTGTGGGAATCAACTCCAGGAAAAAAAGCAAAAGACAAACCACGTTTGATTACATATAAATTTGATGGCAGTGAAATTCCATTGGAAGATATAGTTATACGTATAATGACTTTTGAACACATTCCTGAAGAACCCGGACGCAAAAATAAACCCAAGTCAGTAGCTGATCATCATTCCAAGTGTAACTTTCCTCCATACAAACATCTTGCCTGGAGAAACGGCAAATGGGATGAAGTTGCACGTAGTCACTGGCGTGGGGACTTGACAGAAGGCAAATTTAGTGTTACAAAGGGTAAGATTACTGAAAAGCTGGCAAGTATGATGATTATGCTTTGCCATCGTTACAGTATGCGAAGTAACTGGCGTGGTTATACGTATGTTGATGAAATGCGTAGCCATGCACTGGTGCAACTGTCGCAGATTGGTTTGTATTTTGATGAATCAAAATCACAAAACCCGTTTGCATATTACACAGCGGCAATAACCAACAGTTTTACTAGAGTACTAAATTTGGAAAAACGTAACCAGAACTTGCGTGATGATTTGTTACAACAAGCTGGCCAAACACCGAGCTTTACTCGTCAAATTGAAGACGAGACGGCTCAACGTAAGGCACGTGAGGAAAAAGAAACAGAGTATCACGAAAAAATGGAACAAGAAATGAGAGACGCAGGATACAACGTAATATGAGTCAATTTTTTAACAAAGTTGCATGTTTTACAGACATTCATTTTGGTAACAAAAACAATAGTAGGCAACACAATGACGATTGCGAACGGTTCATATACTGGTTTATTGAGCAAGCTAAAGCTGCTGGCTGTGAAACTTGTATATTTTTGGGCGATTGGCATCATCATCGCAGTAGTGTTAATGTTAGTACACTAAACTATACTGTGCCTAATATTAAACGACTAAGCGAAGCATTTGAAAATGTGTATATGATCATGGGTAACCACGATCTATATTATCGTGAAAAACGTGAAATTCACAGTGTGCCGTATGCAGACTTGCATGAAAATGTACACATTATTAATGATAATATGATTGAACGTGATGGTGTTACACTTGTGCCTTGGCTAGTGGAAGAAGAATGGAAAAAGATGACAAAGCTGAAAAGCCGTTATGTCTTTGGTCATTTTGAATTACCAAACTTTAAAATGAATGCTATGGTCACAATGCCAGATCATGGCGGACTTAAAGCAGAGGATTTTACTGGTCCTGAATATGTGTTTAGTGGACATTTCCACAAACGACAGTACAACAAAAATGTTCATTACCTAGGCAGTCCCTTTGCACACAACTATGCGGATGCATGGGATGATGAGCGTGGTATGATGATACTTGAATGGGATGGCGAACCACAATATATTAACTGGCCTGATGGTCCCAAATATCGTACACTGCCATTGAGTAAGCTCATTGATAATCCAGATTATTATTTGAGCGAAAATACGTATTGTAGGGTAACACTGGATGTACCCATCAGCTATGAGGAAGCAAACTTCATTAAAGAAACATTTGCTAAACAATATAAACTCAGAGAAATTGCACTAATGCCTGCTAAAAAAGAAGAGCATGCAACAGACTGGAAAACTGACAATGAAATAGAGGTTGAAAATGTGGACCAGATAGTGTATAATCAATTAAAAGCTGTTGATAGTGATATGATTAACAGCAAAATGCTAATGGATATCTATGCAAACCTATGATTAATATTAAAAACGTAACCGTAAAAAACTTCATGAGTGTGGGTAACGTTACGCAAGCCGTACGGTTTACTGACGCAGGACTGACACTTGTACTGGGGAATAATGTGGATTTGGGTGGTGATGGTAGCCGTAATGGTACTGGTAAAACCACAATTATTAATGCACTCAGCTATGGACTATATGGCACTGCACTAACAAATATCCGCAAAGACAACCTAATTAACAAAACCAACAACAAAGGAATGTTGGTTACAGTTGATTTTGAAGTTGACGGAATGGAATATAGAGTAGAGCGTGGACGTAAACCTAATATTTTTAAATTTATGGTTAACAACCATGACATGTTGGAAAACGGAACTGATGAAGGTCAGGGCGAAGGACGTTTAACGCAACAAGAAATTGAAAAACTGTTGGGTATGAGTCATACTATGTTTAAGCATATTATGGCATTAAACACTTATACCGAACCGTTTTTAAGTATGCGGGCAAACGATCAGCGAGATATTATTGAGCAATTGCTGGGTATTACTATGCTTAGTGAAAAAGCCAATGTACTTAAAGATCAAATGAAAGATACCAGAGATGCTATCAAGGAAGAAGAATATCGCATTAAAGGGGTAGAAGAAGCAAATACGGCTATTTCCAAAAGTATTAAAGATCTGGAGCGCCGCCGTAAAGTATGGGAAGACAAGAAAGCAAGCGATATTGTAGCTTTTGAAGAAGCAATTAACGAATTAGAACATTTGGATATTGAAGCTGAATTAGCGGCACATGGTGAGCTAGCAGTGTTTCATGTTAATTTACAGCGCCGTACTCAATTAGAGGACTGGATTAGCAGTATTAATTTTGACAATGCTAAACAAGAAAAGCTAGTTGAGAAGCTAGGAAAAGAAATCGCATTGCTGGTTGATCACAAGTGTCATACTTGTGGACAAGAACTGCACGACGATAAACAAGAAGAAATTCTCAAATCAAAAGAACTGCAAAAAACAGATGCAGCTATGCAGGTATTAACAAATGATACACAGTTGCAAGAGCATCAGATTGCATTAGATGCGCTAGGCGCAGTAG